AGCGTTACCGCCCCTGCTTTCCATATACTCCAGATGTTCTGTTTCATTGACTGACTGTGCAAAATGCTCTTTCATCAAATACAGATGTTCGGGACCACGCAAACCCATACTTTCTCTAAAGTGTAAGACACTCAAGAACGCAAAATAGGGTGCCCGAGCAATCTCCTCAAGCACCCAAAAGCGTGGATAGTCTCTTCCTTTGTAAAGGAAGTCTAGTATTGCAACAGTGATGTCTAAAACAACAGTGTTGAATTTTTTCATTCTACATGTACCGTACCGATCATGCCTGCACCTTTGTGAGGACCACACCAGTAAGTGTAGTCACCTGCTTCAGCAAAGGTTACGTCGAACTCTTCACCAGGCATCATAGCAAGACCCTCATGAGAAATCTCAGGATGATCTTCTACAACCACATTATGAGGTGGCAGCATGTTGTTTACAAAGTGAACCGATTCTCCTGCAGCGATAGTTACTTCTGATGGTTCAAAAACTAGGTTACCATCGTAACCCATTTGAACATCAACTGCCCATGCTGGAGCTGCAAGAAATAGTGTAGCTAGAAATGCAAAAATAATCTTCATTAGTCAGTAGAATATTGCTCTAAGTAAACTTTGAGTTTATTAATCAAAGCATTATATTCATCCCACATGTACTCTGAACCAGTACGAGACTGGTACAGTTCGCACGCACGAATGAGACGTGTTACATCATCTTCATTGAGACGCATTTTCATATCAAAACTCATAACTAATTATAGGTTCACTAGGTAATTATCTACATTCTTAATAATATTTTTAGAAGTATGTCAGCAATTCCACGCACGTAGAGACTTATTGATACGACTGTCTTTATCGTTGGCGGTCTTCTTGGATGTCAACTTCTTTTTCATCCCTTTCATTCGAGCACAGAACGATGCTCTACGGGGATTTCCAACCTTCTTTGAAGGTGCTTTAAGGTCGCTTCCAGGATTTTCTCTCTCGTAAGATTTCCTTCCTTTCTCGTTAAGACCTCCAGACTTTTTCTTGCCTTCCTTTCGGGTCCAGGCTGCTTCTTCAAGTTCAAAACTTTCTTTGGCAGTCCTCGCCGCCTTTTTGAAAGCATCCTTAGCGGGGTAATCCTTACTACCTGGTTTCGCTGGTGCTTCTCCTCTGCGACGCTTAGCGTGAATATTAGCGTAGAGACCACGCTTAGCTTCGCACAATTCTTTAAATTCTTTGTATTCTCTCATGACAAACGACGAGGGTTTACGAGATTATTTAGCCAAAGTGTGATACTGAGGTAGCATAGAGATCAGTGACAGCATTCTCTGTCTCTAGAGTATCAGTCGCTTCTTTCTCAATTACAATTGGTCTGTGTGGTGCAACATATATGCTACCTAGTGTTGTGCCGCCAGCATTTTTCAGTGTAACTAGGTGAGCGTTACCACCAGCATGGTTGTGCTGTAGTAGAATTCTTGTACCACTGTCAATGTTCTGACCTGTAGTTGTGAGAGCAGTTGCTTCTCCTAATAGTTTGACTACATTCATCGTTTGCCTCCTCCCATTTCTTTGAGCATCTTCTGTAGTTCTGCTGTAGACCCTACAAACATAGCGTTGTTGGTGACCTTGGATGGACCTTTCTTTTCTTCGTCAAGATCCTTCATCTTTTTATGTAGGTCTTGGAGTTTCTCAGTCATGTCTGCAACGTGCTTCATTGCCGCTACAGCGACTTCATATGCTCTAGGGTGTCCACTCTCCTGAGCGACCTCTAAGGCACCGTTAACCGCCTCCTGACCCTTGTCTATGAGTGAGTATAACTCACCCCTGGTATACTCATAGTCTTTAGTTTGATCATCCTTATTAACTTTAGGAGGAGCAGGTTTAATTGGTTCTGATGGAACATCTACACTGATGTTCAGCATCTCTTCCATGTTATCTTCTAGACTACTCATAAGAATTCAATTCCTTCATTAAATCCAAAGTCATCACCAGCATCAACTAGTGCATCATCGTTTACATCGATGACACCATCGGTATTGATATCTGTAGTTGCTTTAGGTGTATATGTACGTGTAATAGTTCTGCGGTTGACAGATGTATCTCCAAGCGTTTCGTGAATGATTGCTTTCTTGATAACATCTGATGTGTTGTATGGACCGTAGAGATAAGTCTTGACTGTAAAGTTTAGAGTGTAGATGATATATCTACGCTCATAAAAACTATCATCCCACTCATCTTCATAACTGACATTGTTTAAAACAATAGCAATATCTTTTTTCTCATTCATGTCAGGGATCATGTTGAGAGTGATACTGAAAGATGGTTGGAAGTACGGTAAAATTTGTTCGGTAATTTGTAGTGCGTCGTCTTGAGACTTAGCAATAACTCCTAGTTCAAAACTTAGATTATAAGGAACAGGAACATATTGCACTCTGACTTCGCCACCATTACCATCAATGATAGTTTTGTATTTTTGAATTGGTGATGTCTTACGGGTAGGATCGTAATCAATGCCTGTCATCTCAAAATAGAGACGTGGTAAAGTAATTGCTACTTTCCTATTAGACTGGTTCTCTTCTAGTCTGACAAGAAATTTTTGTTTTGGACCATACGCCAGCGGCACTTTGATCTCTTCCAGAACAGTTCCGTCGCTAGGATCTGTGCTCTTCATTGTGATGTTATTGAAGAGCGTACCAAACGCTACAATGTTCTTACGAACAATCTGATTATAAAAATGTGATCCTAACATTAGATACTACCTGTAAAATTACCAGCTTCACCAAACGGATTACCTTCCGTCCAATCAATAATGTCATCAGCGGCATCTTCAATCTGCCTATTTTGATCATAGTTACTGCTGACATTATTTAGAGTGTCAAATGTCTCAGGAGACCATTTTGCACCTGAGGTTAGACCAGTTACTACTTCATCGGTTGTGAAGGTTCCTGTCCTATTGATGACTTGGAGAGATCTGGTTGTGCTGTCCCAGGACTTGACTTCTGCTCTATTGTCTTTAGGGGAATAGTCAATGACGACAGTAGGGACAGAAGTATAACCTGACCCACCGCTAGTAATAGTAATACCATTAACGATGCCTGTGCTACTAACCGTAGAAGTTGCTGTTGCACCTGTACCACCTCCTCCAGAAATAGTTACTGATGGTGGCGTAGCAACTTTGTAATGTGCTCCGCCATCTGTAATAGTTATACCTGAAACAGCATCGCCAGTAATAGCAGCAGTTGCTTTTGCTAGGAATTCATCACCTACAACTTCCTCACCTACAGTGAAGTCACCAGTGCCACCAGGATCCATGAATAGTTTGATGGCATTATCGAAGAGTTGTTCTACTGCATCAATCTCTGCAACACCAGTGTCAAAGTCATCGCTGCCGATTTCATAGATCTCAGCAGTGATAGCGTAGAACTGGATCTTACCAAACTGGAAGAATGGTTCTTCTTTACCAACAAACTTGATTTCGTAGATATCTTTTGTCAATGGGAAGTACAGCAGATCACCTTCATTAGGTCTGCTCTCTACTGTTAGAGTAGGACTATGCTCTGCTACTTCTTCATCCCAGCGTCTAGTAGACACACGGAAAATAATTTCGTCTGTAATTCTTAAACCGAACTTGGAGATGAACTCAGCATTGTCACCAAAACCTGTGACATTCTGCAATAGCATTTCGATCTGGAATTGTTCCTGATACTTAGAGTATCTAACTTCATCCAGTGTGCTGTCTTGTAGAACTATCCTAGGGATATAGTATATGTCTGTACCAAACAGTTTGATTTGCTCATCCACAAGATCCTGTACGAGACCTTGTTCGCCACTGTGACCTTGGTAATAAGTTGGAAAGTAGGGACTTGTAGGCATCTTATCCGATCATATCCATTGGTGGAATTGCATACTTGCTGAGAACTTCGCTTTCGATTTTCTCAATTTCTGCTAGTGCGTCTGTGTAGATTTCTCTACCATTAAGAGTGACGCCGCCAGGTAGTTGAACATTGTTATACTTAATCAAGTTCATACCCCACTGCTTCTTCATGAGAGCAGTAGCATACTTTTTGACAAAAGGATCATTGTTCATCTCTGTAGCATCTGTAGGATCGAGAAGACGATGACATTCAATAAGAAGATTAGTTCCTTCTTTGAGGAAGTCTTTATTGATATCAAGGTATAAACGATCACGACGTGATGTAAATCTGAACTGCTGGAATGAACCATTGTTCAGAACCATATCTAGAGTTTCTAGATAAGTCTTGTTCATATAATAGTTGAGGATATCAAGTGATCCAAACGCATAGAGATCATTCAGGAAGATTTGATACTCAACGCCAAAAAGGTTTGAACGGATTGAATTACTGACAAGACCAAAAACTCTAGTGATACCAACTACATGATCTGGAATAGGAACATAGTTAGTTGCTTCTAACCAATTCGTATTTCCATTTGATGTTGTAGTTGTGGCACTAAATCTTGTCTTATCATCAGCAGTGATTTCGTGTCTTAGGAACGCTCTCTCCATACCGTTATAGCAGTTCTCCTGGAAGAACTGGAACGTGTCGTCGATAACGTTGTTGACCTGCTCGTCATCAATATTTACTTGCAAGACAGGTTCGCCAAGTTGCCTCTTACAATATGTGATGAGTTCAGCTCTTGTACTTGGAGATGCCATTACACACAAAAAATCCCTTCTCTCCTATTTAGGAAGAAGGGATTTAGTATTTATTCTACTACTTCAGTTGGTGCTGGTTCTGCCTCAGGTGCTGCTCCTTCTCCTTCTAGTAGACCTAGAGTTTCAAGACCACCCACTAGTTTGAGTTTATACTCATTTGCTTTCTTGAGGTTGTCTTCTAGTTCTGCAATTTGCTTATCAGTGGTAGCAATTTGCTCCTCAAAATTTTTCTTAAGAGTTGCGGGATCCATAGTTATCACAGGGAATATTGTGTACTTTATTTATCAACGGATGAAAGCGTTGAAAGTTAATCTCTTTGTTTTCCAATTATCTTTTTGGAAGTATGGACTATGCCATAGAGATCCTTCATATAGCAGAAGAGCATTGTTTGAATGTTCTTCTACATGATACCGTTCCCATTCCTTCAACTTTACTTTAGCAGGATCGAACGATACCATAGAGTTTACTTTATTGGCAATCCTTTCTGATCTGTAGTTTCTTTCACCACAGACATACTCCTCTCCAGTTTCCTTGACACGCCAGAAGGCAGTTCCATTAGGAACTTCACCTTCATACTCATCATCATTGTTAAGTGACAATACAGCGGCATATCGAGTGTAGTCAGAGTGTGGATACAAACTCATAAACCTCACCTTTTCATCTACATCATAAATCTGAAAAGAAAATCTACTTTCTTCTGGATGTCTCATAGTTTCATCTGAGCAACCAAAATAGTTTGCACAGATGTATCTAAGAGGAGAATACAATCCTTTCTTAAAGTTACTGATGAGGTGCAGGTATCCTGGTAAGTTAGTTACTTCACCCTGAATTGTACTCAGATAATCAACAGACTGTGCATACATTCTTAGATCATCTGGATTGGTAAAAAAGTTTTTTACAATAACAAGTTTGTTTTTACTTCTACCAATATGTTTTTCATCAACCTCCCAAGTGGAGGGGTGATTTACACCAAATACTGCAGGATCAATTACTTTCATTCTTTTTTTCCAATACCAAAACGTATACACCATTCCACCAATGACTTGGGTTTTCTGGAATAGTGCTCAAGATTTTCCTTTCAAACCACACATCAAAGT